CAGCTTAATAAACTCACATATAAACCAGGTAAGATCCTCGAATACCTTTTTTAGCTTTCTAATTAGTGTGTTAGCTTTCATGTCAAGTCCGGTAAATAATATCTTCAAAGCTACGCCACTTGTATTCTTCACCAATTTATTCAGGTCAACACCCTGCCCAATAGAGTATATTTTATTATCTAACAGCTCTAATATAGTTTTGCGGGCTTCAACAGGTATCTCCAACCGCTCCGGCTCTGCTCCTGCATGCTCTTCAGCATCAATTTTAATCGCTTTAAACTTAATTAAATTCTCCATAAACTCAGACAAGTCAGTTCCCTCATATCCCTTTAATACCCAAATAGCAGTTTGGATATCTCTAAGGTCGTTCAAGAATCCTGAAGTGACTGCATCGTAGGCGTCTATATACCGTTTAATCGGCTCTAAATCTGTGGTCTGCTTTGAGTTGTTATAGAGTAATATAAACGGCACTTTACCCCAGCCAAGACCTTGTTTCTTATTTTTATTACTCGTGTTATATTTATAATAATGCGGTGCCGGGTTCTGCTTATAATTAACATCCAGCTCATAGTCGCCTTGTTCGTTTTGCAGGTAATAGGTAACGTCAACAGCAGTCCACCATTCAGCTGCATAGCGGGTCGATTCTTTGCCTTCATTATCTACAACGGTAACTTCATAATAGCGGATAATCTGATTGATTTGCTTTTCGTGGTTAGTATCATAAATGGGGATAATTTGCTGTGAAGGCACTATCTCATATTTAAAGCTGCCTTCTGAGTCTATAAACACATGCACGGTTTCCCACGCTTTGTTAGACGCCCCGATTATCCAGTCATTGCAAATATCCTCGAATCCCTCGCCAAGTATATCGTTAATATCAGAAATAGCCTTTTCTTTTGTTTCCTCTGCCATCTCTTTATTTTTAATCTCAAATACTACCGGGTTTCCTATAATATACGAGGCTTTCTGGTCGACTAATAGCTTTTGGAAGTTATTGGTTACGTGCTTATTACCCTTACTATGGTCGGTATATTTTACGCCCTCAACCGTATATTCCCGGAAGTCCTCATCTAATATATCCGGCCTGTTGCCGTAGTAGTCCACTCCTTCAGCCATTTTAGCTTTTACATCGCTCTTTAAATCGCCATCGATTAGATTTTTTAAGATTTCCTCCTTAGTAAATGACCCTGATTGTAATTTCTGTAGGGATTCGTTTAACATAAACAACCACTTCCTTTTTATTTATTTCAAAAAACTTACAGCCAGTCCAGTCGTTGCATCGTTCGCATCGTCATGCTCGTTTTTCCCGGCTTTCATATAGCTACATAATGACTGCATAAACCTATCATATTCACTGCCCGGCTCATAATCATTACGGAAAACAAAGTACTCTTTTATATATGCCGCTTTCATGAGTATCCGGGTTTCCTTATTCCGGGTCGTAAACTTACCCTTTATAAGAGCCTTACTTCCGCCTTCTTTTACCAACCTTTTTATATTTCTAACAAAAGATTTACCGCCAAAATTAGTTTCGATAACATCTGTTTCTATATGCCAATCTATAATCTGCTGTGCAAGTAAAGGCTCTGTTATATCTGTTCCTTCCTGTGTAAATATTACATCTACAATATAAACCTTATCGCCATAAATAAAGCTAACTACCGAACAAAAATAATCAGTTCCCTCATCTGCTGTATCTACCCTACCTCGTATGCCATCAGGTGCTTTGACTATCTTCTTTTCCTTATCAGCCATCAGCTCATCAATACTAAATCGCTTCAACTGCTCTATCGGTAGTAATATCCCTTCGGCTTCGATGGGATTTTGTTGCCACTCAGCCTGCCATATCATCTCGTCAGTCATGTTTTTGATATCGATTAGCTCTTTAGTAGTCTTAACATCCGGACAGAAACTTTGACCTTTATCATCTAATGCCGGAATAACGATTTTCTTGCCGCCATTCTCCGGCTCAAAGAAGCCTCTCTCATCTAACCGCCCATATATATCCCGCCTGCTCCACCGTGTGTTTATAAATATCTCAGGGCAACCGCTTTCCAGTCTTGATTTGTGGGTCGAAGTATACCACTTCCATTTCTTTTCAAGTACCGGCTCACTTAGTGCCTCGTCTACATTTTTTATAGAATCATCTATAATTGCGGCTAAGTTACAACCTTTACCAAGTATCGTACCACCTACGCCTGCGCAAAAGTAAGAGTTCTTATCGGCACAAGTGTGACCGCCCAATTATCTATCCGGTGCTTATCCTTGCTTAGTATCATATCCGGGAATATCTGCTTATATTTATCACTCCCGGCAATCCAGCCTCTGATATCATAACTAAAATCTTCTGCTAAGGTAGCCGAACAACTATTCCGCATTATACAGCCAGTCGGTTTATTGCCCAGCTCCCACGCACACCATAACGAAGTAAGATAACTTTTACCGGTTCGAGGTGGTAAGCATACGCCTAAATGCTTTATCTTACCATCTGTCACCATCTGCAACGCTTCCGCTATTGGCTTTAGTATCTTGCCTCGCTTAGTAAAAAAGTTATAATCCATGTGTAGGCAAAATTCCCAGAATACTTTTCTACATAAAATTACTTTGGCACGTTCAGCGATAATAGCAAGTTCTTTATTGTTTAGCTTCATTGGCTTTACTTATCTTTTTCAATTCGTTTATAGTTAATAACGTTAATTTCTTATCTAAATCCTCAAGTCCTTTCGTTTCGTTAATGTCAGTAGCTTCACCCATCATAGTAAGGTCAAGTTTGGCAAGTATATCAAGGTCTTGCGGTCGACTGATTATAATTTTACCATCATCTAATCTTTTCTTGTAAAGGTCAACGGTCTTTCTAATTAATTTCAATTCTGTCTTGCCAGTTAAATGCTTTACTCCAATTTGCCACAGCCGTTAAAGTTTTATTAAACTTCTGTGCAACTTTTCTTAATCCTCTATTTTCACCTAAACTATAATAATATTCAAAGGCTTCTTTATGTTTAAGTTTCTCCTTCATTACTAATCATCACCACTTTGACAAGCTCATCTGGCCTGTGTATTTTATTTAACTTATTTAAAATATCGTTATCTGCTTGAAACTGCAATACCAACCGTGCCTCTTTATCCAAACTGACTAAAGATTTTATTTTCAATTCTTTTATAAGTGCCTCAAAGGAAACTTGCATATCTATTTCCTCAACCTCACTATAACCTTCTCCTCTAATTCAACGGTAACTGTCATCATTTCACCACATCGAGGACATATTATATCCTGCTCTTTAGCCTTGCCAGTCAGCAAGTCCCAGCCTGGCGAACCGTCAAATAATCGTTTACCACAATTTTTGCACCTTATTTGCTCTTTATTAATAATAACACCACCCGCCTTATTTTTCAAATTTTATTTAATTAACCTATTATCTCTATCACATCTTCTAACCATCTTACGATATAATACTCCCCACTTATCGCCTCAAAATCCTTTTGCCATTCGATTTGGTCTTTTGATTGCTTACCTGTATCTGATTTAGCTTCGAGGGCAATTGCTCGTGGTCTTAAACGTTCAGAGATAAAAGGGACTGTAACTGGTTTCCATACCAAAAAATCAGGACTACCCTTATCACCAAATCGGATATATCGCCTTTTATTCTTGCCGTCTGCCACCGGCATTGCACCCGAATTGTTTCTAATATACATTAGCTTTTTTTGGTTACGCTGTATCTGTAAATAATCTTTAGTCACTCTAATTACATCGGCTTCTTTCATCTCATCACCGTCCACGCCCAGTAAGCTACACCGCTTAAGCTACATAAAGCCAATATTAGCCAGACAATAGCGTCATCGGTTCGTTCGGCTTTTAGTATCGGCTTGTTAAAATAGGCTAATTCGGCTTTTGTGTATTTATGATATTTTTGTTTTATCATTGTCGGCCTCATCCTTCGGGAAATATTTTTCCTCTAATTCTTTCATTGTTATTGGTGGACGAAATTCAAAGGCTTCACTATATTTCTTTGATAATCTTAGTTCACCCCACATCGCCTCATACTTTCCACCCCGTTGTAAGAGTTCAATAACTTCGTCCATCTTTTTGCCTTCTTTTAGCACTTGTTCCTCATCAACGCCATATACATTTTCCCATTCGTGCCATATATCAAAAATCCATTTAATAGCTTCCTTAGTTTCCATTATCGTCTTCCTCCTTCGGAAAATATTTTTTTTCTAATTCTTCCATTTCTTTTAGCATGTCAGCAACATTGATTTCTGTCCAAACAATTTCATTGTTCTCCATTTGAATTTCATCTAAAAATTTTCTTATTTCCCTCCACATTTTCTTATATTTTCTGTTTTTTATAATACCCTATTTACATATTCTCCTTCAAGTTTTCTGACTTCCGACTTATACTTATCGCTCCGTTGTATTGCATTTATACAATCATTTATTATCCTTGAATAATTTGGCTTATTTGAATAATTATATAGACTCTTTAAATTTAATAATAAATTGATTTTTTCATCTATCGCTTCCTTAGTGTCCATTAATCCGTCCCCCCTATTTTTATTTCATTCACCTCAATAACATCTTCCTTTTTTGCAAGCTCT